TTTCCGCATAAATTTGATAAGGTAGAGGGCAATACTACAGAAAGAGCCAAACCGGTTCAGAATGTAGCTTCAGCTAAACGTTCAGCTTCAACAGGACGCAAAAATAAAACTGTGAGACTCACGCCATCACAGGTAGCAATTGCTAAAAGATTAGGTGTGCCACTAGAAGAATATGCGAAACAAGTAAACATCACGGAAGGAGTATAGGCATATGGAAAACGAAAAAATAAAGACTTCACGTGCGAGTTCAACTAGAGCGAAAGCTGAAACTAAAAAAGTATGGACTCCACCCAACTCACTTGATGCACCACCAGCGCCAACTGGATATAGACATCAATGGATACGTGCCGAGATACTCGGTACAAACGATGCAAAAAATATTGCATCATCTTTGAGAGAAGGATGGGAATTAGTTAGAGCTGATGAATATCCTGATTCAATTTATCCAGAGATGACAGAAGGCAGATACGCTGGAGTTATTGGAGTGGGAGGCCTATTGCTGGCTAGGATACCCGAAGAGATTGCGCTTCAAATCGATGCTTATTACAAAAAGCAAAACGAGGCTAAAGAAGAAGCAGTAGATAACAATCTTATGAAGGAACAGCACCCTAGTATGAAATTCCAAAAGGAATCTAATACTCGTGTAACCTTCGGTGGTACAAAGAAAAGTTAATCTTTTAACTATTCCTACCCAACGAATAAATTAAATCGTACTGGAGGCCCTTCGGGGCAGGTACATAAAAAGGAAAATAACTATGGCAACAAACACAAACACAGGTGGATTTGGTTTAAGAGCTGCGATGACTGTTGGAAATACTCCAGCAACGTCAGGACAATCTGAATACCCAGTCCAAACAGCGCCAGGTGTTGCGTTATTTAAAGGTAATCCAGGTTCTCTGCAAGATGCAGGTAACACAGGATTCTTGCAAGATGCAAGCTTTCTATTAACGGACGATGGCGGAGCCGGCGGTACAAACTTTGCAGGCGGTACTGATGCTAACTTATTAGGTGTTATTAACGGTTTCTTCTATATAGATGGAAACAGTAACCCTACATTTGCTAATTCAGTAGCAGCCGGACAAACAACTAGCGTCGACTACAATACTGGATCCAATAATATTACTGGATTCGTAATCGATAACCCACAACAAGAATATGTTGTAAGAACAGACGCAGCAATCGGAGGTAGCGCAGCAGCGGTACAAGCGGCTATGGGTCTTGACTACAACATTAAAAGCTTTACAGCATCAAATGCTAAAAGTGGAATGTCAACTGCATTACTAGAAGTTGGTGCTGCAGGCGCAAATGACATGTTCACAATGGTAAGAGTTGCTGGAACGCCTAATCAATCAGATGGTCAAGCAGCTGGTTGTGATGTTGTTGTAACAATTAACCCTGCTGCAGCGCAGTATAACTAATACAAATAGGAGTATATAACTATGGCAATATCAAGAGCACAACTAGTTAAGGAACTAGAGCCAGGTCTAAATGCACTATTTGGACTTGAATACAAAAACTACAGCGAGCAGTGGACTGAAATTTTCGACACTGAAACATCTGACAGAGCTTTCGAAGAGGAAGTAATGTTAGCCGGTTTCGCAAACGCGGCAGTTAAACCTGAAGGACAGGGTGTAACTTTCGACGATGCACAAGAAACTTTCACAGCTCGTTATACTAACGAAACAGTTGCATTAGCATTCGCAATCACAGAAGAAGCTATTGAAGATAACTTGTATGACAGACTTGCGTCTAGATATACAAAAGCTTTAGCAAGATCTATGGCGAGTACTAAAAATATCAAAGGTGCAGCAGTATTGAATAACGCATTTGATTCTACTTTTGCTGGTGGAGATGGTAAGGAGCTTTGTGCTACTGACCACCCTACATTAGCAGGTACGTTTTCAAATGAGTTAGCAACAGCGGCTGAACTTAACGAAACTTCATTAGAACAATCGTTAATTGATATTAATGCGTACACTGATGAAAGAGGCCTAAAAATTGCGGCTACAGGAGTTAAAATGATAATTCCTTCAGCTCTTCAATTTACTGCTGAC